GATTACTAATTTACAAAGAAAATTCGACAAACTGTTATTTTTCTATCTATTTATTTGGGTGGGAAACTTTAGTTATTAAGTCTTGTTTCAGACCAGCGCAATAAGCATCTGGATCCTCTTCATCAGGAATAACCAAACCTTTTCTTCTCCATTCGGGAATACCATGCTTGTTAAGAGCTGCTTGAACGGCTGTTTCACGATCTTTCTTAGCTTGCTCTTGTTTCATTTTATCCATTTCCGCTTGAAGTTCGGAGATCCGTTTGTTTGGATCGTTATCAGGTTCCTTTGGCTCCTTCGGTTCTTTAGGTTCTTTGGGTTCCTTCGGTTCTTTTGGCTCCTTTGGTTCCTTCGCTTTGTTAGCCCACCTGGTAGCTTCACCTTGACTTTCTTTTGCCACATCTGCTATTTGGTTTGCTACTTTTTCGATTTCCGCTTCATCAGTAGAATCATCCTCAATGCTGCCACCCATTTTTTCGGTTATCGCAGTAAGGTACTTCTCTGATAAACCAGTGTCCTTACATAAGTCTTTGACTTTCTTAAAGAGTGTCTTATTCATATCAATATTACTTTAGTTATACTGCAAATGTAGGTAATATTTTCAATAACGGTGTATATATACGCCAATGTTTTTTATACTTGTTTTCTTCAAAATCAGAGCTATAATTTTAAAATATCTATTTTAATAAGTAGAATAAATTAAAGAGCATAGATTTTCGCAATGTTAAAAAATGCTTTTTCTGAAATTATTTTGCAGTGTTTTTGAAAAGCTATATATCTGATAATGATAATATTTCTATGTTTTACTTGGTAAATATTGGTAATACCACTTGAAAATATTACCTATTTCATTTGGTAATATTACCAATGTTACATATATTTGCAACGTAATAAAAACAGTTACACGAAAAGAATATAAAACTAAATACATTCAGATATGACACAGAAAGAATTTGAAGAAAGAACGGGTTTAAAACTATCGGCAGGTGGTTATACGGAAGTAGAAGAGTGCTACATGAATACAGACCTTGATAAAGACGCTTTTTGTAAGTTGTGGATGGAGAACCCAACAGCCCTAAAAGAGATAGAGCGAAAGACGGTATTAGTACGTGAACTTTACGAAGAAAGAAAGTGCCTTACAAACCTTCTGATAGATCAAGCTGAAAAGTGGAGCGCATCAGATTTGAGAGAAAAGGCAATCGCCATGATCGGGGAAAAAGAGTATCTAAGAAGAAAGATCGCCAAAGGGTACAACCTTTGGGATGCTGATAAAAAATTACTTGATGAAATTCTAAGAAAATAAGATATGGCTATCAATTTCAGAAAATTAAAATCGCAAATTAAGTCATTCAAGCCGGAGGTTAAAGATGGCTACATCTTCATCGCAACAGACGAACAGAAGAATAACGGGTTATTCAGTATTGCAAAATGTGGAAGTAAACGTGGGCTATTATCTGCATTGAGTGAATACATTAAAGATGATGAAGACTTCAAACGTGAATTTACTATATAATAATCAGGTAGCCTACTGGCTACCACAATGCAACACCGTATGAAAAAATATTATTTACAAGGCAAAGAGATTAGCGAAAAACAAGCAAAAGCCATTGAAGCCAAAAATCAGAAGTACATAAGCAGCAATGATATTTCGCTTTGGGCTAAATGTAAGTTTATAACTGTTATCAATAAATAATAACCAGTGGAGCTAAAGCCCCACATAATGCAACATCGGATATGAAAAACTTAATCAACATCAGAGTTTTACAGCATGATACAAACGATCAGATCCGTATCGGTATGGCTTATCCTATTATTGATCTGGATAAAGCGGAAAAGGATATAATAGATAATTATGAGAAGAAAACCGCTTGGTGTGGTGGTTTTAAAGCTGCTTGTGAGAAATATTACCAACGTATTGCTATTGTTCGTGCGGACACGCTGGAAGTGATACGCCCAATTTACCCAAATAAATAATTATAGCCCTATGAATGAATACACATATATAATTTTCGATCACAAGGGAAAACGCTTGGGCAAAATTGAATTTGGGAAACGAATAAGTGTACCATCAGCCAGCGAGATTGAAGAAGCCATAAAAGACGGTTTCCCCAACGGAGCGACTTATAAATTAATCGTGCCTATAAACGTATGTATAAGCCAATAGAGATATGAAAAGCAATGTTTTGAGGTTTGATTACTGGTTTTCTTTCAATTATAAACGGTTGCGAAGAATCTTAGGATGGCAGCTAAATGAGGACGTTTTTCACGATACTTATTTGCTTCTGAGAAAGGATCTGCTATTTATAGACTTGCCAATAATAGACTTTGAGCCTTTATTTTGGGGAATTTATAAAAGAGCCAGGCTTCGGAACATAGCTAAAGAAAACCGATACTACAGACCTAATGAGATATTTTTCCAGTTAATAAGTATGGAAGAAGGTTTATCGGTTGAGGAGCTTGTAGAGCCGGATAAACTTGCAAAAGATATTCTTTCCTTCATTAAGCATAAATACCCGAAAAATGATTATAGGCTATTTAAGTTAAAAGTTTATGATACCGGGTGCTCTTATAAGGATCTTTCAGATTATACAGGTGTTTCAGTAAGCACCATATATCGTAAAATCAATTCAATAAATAATGCTATCCGAAGTAATATAAGTTTTGTAAACCGATATTCATGTATAGCAATCGTATAATATTAAAATTTACCAATTATGAAACTTGTAATATACAATAAACAAAACAGCCAGCCAGTAGGACAACGCAACGGAGAAAGGACTTTGAGATTTAATCGTGAAAATGGTATGATCTACATTTCTAAGTCTTTTGCTGCTGAATTAGGCATTAAGGATATAGATAAAGTTCAGTTTGCCAATGATGAAGAAAACACAAAGGACTGGTTTATTTGCAAAACTGATAGCGAACAAGGTTTTTCTATCAAGTACGACAAAGGCGGTATTCGCTTTATGAATAAGTTCCTAAGTAATAAGATACTTGATTGTGCAAAAGTAAAGGATAACGCTTCCTTCCTTATGGAGAAGGAGCCTATTACAGTCGATGGTACTAAGTATTTTAAGATAATGCTTTCTTCTCCCATAATTGTAAAGCGTTCACCGAGTAAAAAGGCAACTATAGATAAACGCTAAATAGAAAAGGTATGAATACATTTTACATGGTATTTGTGGAAGGGTGTGCTACCCCAGCTTGCAAACATGATAGCTTGGATAGTGCGGAAAAAGAGGCGAAAAGGCTTGCAACTCTTTTAAAAAAGAAAGCATACGTTTTGTGTACTATAAAATCAGTTGAAGATACTCAATACAAAATTGAGGATTGCAGACCTGGTGAAAGTGATTTACCATTTTAATTTATATGGAAATGCAAAAACATAAATTCCCCTATAATTGGAGGCTTTCAGAAGCCAAATTCACGAAAGATAAAGGCAAAGTATTCTCTTGCTTTGCGTGTGGTGGTGGCTCTACAATGGGTTACAAGTTAGCCGGATTTGATGTAATTGGCTGCAATGAGATAGACGCAAAGGTTAATCGGTGTTATGTGGCTAACCACTCACCCCGATATAATTTTTTGGAAGATATACGAACATTGAGAGAGAGAGAGAGAGAGAGAGAGAGCTACCGCCCGATCTTTACAATTTGGATATTTTGGACGGTTCTCCCCCATGCTCCACCTTCTCCATTGCCGGAAATCGTGAAAAGGATTGGGGTAAAGAAAAGAAATTCAGAGAGGGGCAATCTGCACAAGTTCTTGATACGCTTTTCTTTGATTTCATAGCTTTAGCAAGGGTATTACAACCAAAAGTTGTAGTAGCCGAAAATGTGAAAGGTTTACTTATGGGAAGTGCAATAGACTATGTTAGGCGCATATATAAAGATTTTGATAACGCTGGCTATTATTGTCAGCATTTCCTTCTTGATGCGTCAAAAATGGGTGTTCCTCAGAAAAGAGAACGGATCTTCTTTATTTGCATTAGACATGATTTAGGGATCAATTTTTTGAAGGTATCTAATCTGTTTAACGTGGAGCCATATATAAACATGGAGTTTAACGAGGATCCTATAGTATATGGTGCTTTTGCGGATTATAAAGGGAGAGCCTATGAAGGCAGAATGAGAGAACTTTTTGAACTCAGGGAACAAGGGGATATAGCACTATCAGAAGCCTATAAAAAACTCACTGGTAAACGTGGCTTTTTTAATCAGCAGTTCTGTTATGAAGATAGAGTTTGTTATACATTGTCTGCACATCTGGATTCATTGATACCATTTAAGCAGCCCGTCTATCTATCCACTTCTGAGGTATGTAATATATCCACGTTCCCACAAGATTATAATTTTTGTGGTTTATCGCCACACT